GAAGCCGAGAAGGTAGAAGCCTCACGCCCTAGCGTCGTAGTGACCGCTATGGAAGTACGTCACCCTATCCGCACAAAGGCGCAGTACCTAGAGCACTCCATTAAGGCGAGCCTCGGTAATGACGACTCTCGCGACTATGTTCGTGCCGCAGACGCTCAAGCGTCAAAGGCTATGAACTTTGCAGATGATTCCTTTACCACTAACCCGGCTTTCTCTCCGGTTCAATATGTCCCGACGGTCGTAGATACTCTTATCGGATCACGTCCAGCTATTGACGCTCTCGGCGGTAGCCGTGCGCTTATGGCTTCCGGTATGACTGTCTCTATCCCGAAAATTACAACACCGGGAACAGTTGCAGAAACCGCAGAAGGTGGCGCACCTTCCGAGCAAGGTATTGTGAGCAGTTATGTAAATGCGACTGTAAAAAAGTACAGCGGATTACAACGCTACTCGGTAGAGTTGATAGAGAGAAGCGATCCATCATTCTTCCAAGCTATGCTCGACAATATGACCCGTGCCTATAACAAGGCAACCGACGCGGCAGTAATCGCAGAAATTACAGCGGGCGGAACTCAAGCGACTGCGGTAGCGGCTTCTAGCGCCGGTATTATCTCGTTCGTCTCGACCGAAGTACCTCTCGCATACGCCGCAACCGGTGAACTACCGACTGCCTATATCGCTGGTACTTCTCAATGGGGCTTGCTAATGGGTGCGGTTGATTCAACCGGTCGTCCAATTTACAACGCGGGAAGCCCTTACAACAGCGGCGGAAACGCGAACCCACAAAGCCTACGCGGAAACGTGCTCGGCCTTGATCTCTACGTGGACGCTAATATGGTTTCAACAACCATTGACGAGTCCGCGTTTATCTGCGTTCCTTCAGCTATTGCAATTTACGAGAGCCCGGTTCTTCGACTCTCTACTAATCAGCCGGTTTCGGGTGAGATAGAGACGATGTTATATGGATATCTAGCAACAAAAACTCTCGTTTCTGGCGGCCTCCGTCGCTTTAACCTCACCTAATACAAACCTAGACCCCTACCCTCGCGCCTAGTCCCGCGGGGGTAGGCCTCAACGAGTAAGGAGTCCCGAGTATGGCGGCAACGTATATAACGAAAGCGGAGCTACGTACAATTTTGGGGATCGGGACTCTTTATTCGGATTCAGTCGTCGAGGAAGTCTGCCAAGCGGCTGAGGATTTAATTAAATCGTTTTTATGGTTTAACAACGTGCCGGTATCCGGCCATCAAGTAGCAACGACTAACGTAGCAACTCTTACGACCCCAATACCTCACGGTTTCAACGTCGGGCAGACCATAGTAGTCAATGGGTGCGACGCGCACTATAACGGCTCTAAAACTATTACCGGGGTAACCCCTTTTACTTTGACTTATGCAATAAATAACCAACCAAAAGAGGATTTTCACCTCGTACGGCCTTACGGCAAAATTCAAGGGCCTTTTCACGCGACCGACTACGCGACGGTTCCAGCGGTGCGCGAGGCTTCCGCTACCGTCGCCGTTACGATATGGCAGAGCCGACAAGCTCCGGGATCAGCGGTTGCAACCGTAGACGGTTATATAGCCTCGCCTTACACTTTAGGAAATACGTTACTCGCTAAGGTACGCGGCATACTTGCGCCTTACCTCGCGCCTTCCGGTATGGCGGGCTAATGCCAGCGACCATAACGACGCTACGAGCCGACCTCAAGACCGCGCTAACAAATGCCGGAGTATGGGACGTTTACTCGTACCCACCTCCTACGCCAACGGCGAACAGTATTACTATCGCACCCGACGAGCCCTATATCCGCGTACAAAGTAACCAAAAGCTCGCTATAGCTCCGGTTGTACGCTTCAAGCTTCTACTCGCGGTTCCGCTTTTTGATAATCAGGGGAACCTTACGCAGATAGAAGATTACATAGTTGCTCTAATGGCAAAAATGGCCGCCGCGACCTCTCTCACGATCCACGTCGGAGATTTTAGCGCTCCCGGCATATTGGAAACCCCGAGCGGCAATTTATTACAGACCGAGCTACCTATCGAAATTATTACAGGTTGGAGTTAAACAATGGCTACTTACAAAGTGCTAACAGACAATGAACTTGCGGGAGTTGGCAAGGGTGGAACCCTTACCGACGCTCAGCTAGAAGGTTGGGACGTCCCCGGCCTTATCAAGACCGGCATACTTGAAGAAGTAGCGTCGGCACCGACAAAGAAAGATAAGGAGTAATCAAGTGGCCGTTTATTTTGCCCAAAATAGCTACTTCAAGTTGGGGACGTATGATATGTCTAGCGTCGTACAGTCTATTAGCTTAAATATCAACTACGAACAGCTGGACGTAACTGCCTCCGGGGATTCTTCGAGAAAATACCTTAAAGGCCTAGCGGCTCATCAAATAAGTGGGACACTATTCCTCGATCAGGCGGCTATTGCCGCAGGTTCTACCCGTGCCGTTCTCGATTCTCTCAAAGGAACAGCGGCGGCTTTTGAGCTTGCACCTAATGGCTCTACCGCCTCGGCAACGAACCCGAAGTACTCGGGCTCTTGTTTTGTAAACGGCTACACCCCCGTTAATGGCACTATCGGAGATATTGCTAGTATCGATTTTGCCTTTGACTGCACGACCGACGTAACTATCGCTACGTCTTAAGAGACTAGAAAGGGCTAGAAAATGGCAAAGTTAATAATCACGCGTAATACCGGGGTAGTCGAACATTACGAGATTACCCCGGCTATTGAAGTAGCTTTCGAGGCTTACGCCAAGAAAGGTATTAACCGGGCTTTTAGAGAGGACGAGAAACAAACCGACGTTTACTACTTATGCTGGGAAGCGATTAAGCGCTCCGGGCAGACAGTCCCACCGTTCGGCGACGCGTTTCTCGAAACTCTTAAAAGCGTGGAGGTAGCAGAGAGCGACCCTTTAGGTGGGTGAGCGATCAACAGACGCTCACGTATCAGATAGCGGCGATAGCAGTAGAGACAGGAATAGCACCGCAAGCGTTAGCCGAGGCAAGTCCGGAGATGTTAGCGGCAGTTTTTAGAGTATTACACGACAGAGCGGAGGCGGTGAAACGTGCCAGCGGCAACAAGAATAGACGGACTAGATGAAGCCGTGGCCTACCTCAAGCTCTTTGATAATGAAACTCTAAAGGCTATGAATAAAGAGATGTATTCGGTAATGAAAGACTTGGTTCAGGAGACTCGGGGTATGGTTCCCGGCACTTCTCCTATGTCCGGGTGGGAGAAAAAGTCCCTTACCGGTGCCAAGTGGGGAACGCAGTTAAACTTCACCCCGTCAAAGATTCGTACCGGAGTCCGTTCTAAAATTGGCAACGTGCGTAATAAAGGACTTAACACCCGCGAACGCGCTTATTTACTCATCAACGCCAACCCCGCCGGAGCTATTTACGAAACCGCGGGACGAAAGACCGACGGCGCAACTCCTCAAGGTCGGCAATTTATTAAAAATATCGAGGAGCGCTCGGGTATGCGCGTAATCGGTAAGCAAGGCCGTTTAGCGTGGAGAGCCGCAATAAATAACCGTGCAGAGATAACGGTCAAAATGGGCAGAGTGGTAGCGAAATATCAAGATATGATAAATCGCAGACTGGCTAGGTACTAATGGTTATTAAAGTCCCCATAGCGATTACCTATAACAACAAAGGCACCAAAGCCGCTACGCGCGATATTAAAGGCCTTGAGAAAACTCTCAAGCGTTTTGGCCTAGCTTCTAAACTTTCGCTTGCCGCCGCTACGACTGGTTTAACCGTATTCGCCAAAAAGTCGGTAATGGCCGCGGCCGCCGACGACAAAGCGCAAAAGTCTCTAGCCCGTAGCCTTAAAAACCTCGGCTTGGCTTACTCAAGCGTAAACGTCGAGAAGTTCGTCAAAGATACCTCGCTAGCTACGGGAGTAGCCGACGATCAACTACGCCCGGCTTTCCAGCGTCTCGTTACTGCTACGGGATCAGTTACTAAAAGCCAAGAGCTTCTCAACCTTGCGCTTAACGTTTCAGCCGGTACCGGGAAAAGCCTAGAGTCGGTAACGACGGCACTCACTCGCGCCTATCTAGGTAACACGACTTCTCTCGGCCGTCTCGGTGCAGGGCTCACAAAAGCAGAGCTCAAGACCGGAGACTTCGAGAAGCTCACCGCAAAACTAGGCGTACTATTCGCCGGTCAAGCGACGGAAGCCGCCGAAAGTTACGCTGGAAAAATTGACCGTTTAAGAATAGCGGCGAGCGAAGCCTCGGAGGTTATCGGTACCGAGCTCCTTAATTCCGTTGAGCGCCTTACCGGAGAGAATGGCGTAGGAGACGCGGCCGACCAAATGACCCGGTTCGGAGATTCGACCGCCAACGTCATAGCCGGAGTAACCACGGTCATCGAAAAGCTTAAGCCGCTGGCCAAAATTGTTGGAGCTCTTAATATTGACCTAGCTAAAGTCGGCAACATAGCCGGTACTGGCAAGTTTAATAAAGGAATATTGCCAATACTCAACGACGTTGGTAAGGCTTCACGTGAAACACCTATGAGGCCAAACGCTCGAGCTATCGAGCGAGAGTCTTTAATCGCTCAGGAAAAAGCGACTAAATTGGCAAAAGCCGCCGCCGCGGCCGCCGCGAAGGAATTGGCAACTAAGCGAGCTCTAGCTATGAGCAAAAAACTAGCGGCCAAGTTTGACCAAGATAATATCGCTATCGAGGCCGCACTCAAGGGCAAGCTATCCGACGAGGATCGCGCCCGGCTTTTAGCTATGAAGGCACTCAAAAGCGAAATTAAGACCGACGACGAGAAGGCTCTAGTAGAGCTTGAAGCTTTACAAAAGAAAAACGCCGGGGCGGAACTTGCCCGGATTAAAGA